ACCAGTAACATCGTTAACATCCCAAAAAATGGTACCAGCACTTTGCCCAATGATTGAAGAAACGCCAGTCTTTTGTGCATCGTCCTTAATCCTTGTCACCGCTGCCGTTGTTGTAGGTACCCACGTAGTAGCATAAGCGCCAAGCTCCATTTGTGGGGCTGCGATTCGGATGGTGAAGTCGTATGTTGTTCCGATGGTCAGGTTAAAACGAACAAACGGCTGAACGATATTGCAGGTAGCCGCAGTTGTTGCGGTAAATGGAAACCTTGTTAAGGAGCTTCCGATTGTTATCGTAGTTGCCTTTGAAGTTAAGTACGTTGCTCCATTGTATTCGTCCCAAGCAAATAAGACGGAATTTGCACTTCCGTTAACATATCTAAAATAAGAAGAAAGCGTATACGATTGCCCCGCTGCAGCCGCAATTTGTCCCAGCGTTTCAAAGTTTATATTTGCTGCCGTTGTTGAAGCAATTCCCGCATACCTAACATCTATATAAGACAAACCGCTTTCCGTCCCTATGGAAAAGGTTCGAGTAAGTGTACCAGTTCCGCCCGAAGTCCAGTTTGTAGGTAAAGCCCCAGGACTGCCCGCCACCGCTCCCACCATAGAGGAGTTGCGGATAGAGTTGGTGCGTTGCGGTTCGAGCAACAAGCGACCACAACTACTCAATGTCCCGTCTGCGTTTCTGAAATCGATTCGTGGTACGTCTTGTCTGTTGGTGGTTGGGAAGTAGTCAAGGGAGGAAGTGCCTTCAACCGCTTGAAAGCCCCAAATAAAAGTACCACTAACATTATCTCCAACGTATGATATATTGCCAGAATTGTCGGGTATTGCAATTGAGGCCCTTGCATTTACTGCTGCGGTCAAAACACTTGATATACGATACCACCCATTGCCATAATCAACATAGGCATTGTTTATGCCTCCCGAAAATGTTAGGGTATCAAAGTCAAATCTTGTTACTGCCGTTCCATATTGTAAATTGACATATCTGTATTCCGCTTTTTTAACAAAGCAACTTATTGTTCTAACGTCTCCAATGTTGCCTAAATTTTGATAAACGGAGTGTGAAGAACTGGCTGATGTCGATACAAGCTTATCGGCAGTTAATGTTCCATTTGGTGCAACAATAGTGTTTGCCGTGATTGTTGTTGCGACTTTTGTGTAAACACCATCCGAAAACATTTCAGAGAACTGCAACAAATTATAAGGACTCCTTCGTACCACCCCTGTACTGTCTGTATAGGTAGCATCAGATGCTCTCGTAAAGGTGAGGTCACCCAGTCCGCTGGTGGGCTTTTGGGCAAATACTACGTCTTCCTTAATTCCATCGGGGACAAGTACCCAAGATGCAGGTTCTAACAGTCTGTCTTGGTTCAACTCATTAATAGCAGCAGCGTCACAGGCAGTGTTCTGTAGTACTCCACCAGCTTCTGTTACTCTTCTGATATATGAGGATACTAATGCTCTCCCTGCGTTAAATGCAGAGATGCCCTTCTGTAGTGATAGTCCTAATCCTAACATATCTTATAGAGTTGTAATTGCTGCCAGCGTGGCGTTGTCAAGGCGTGTCGGGAATAGGGCGGCTTGGTTCCATTGCATAAATTGAGTTCCAAGAAAAGCAAGTTCAGAAGCACCAATTTGTTGAAGGGCTGCCGTTACGCTAAAAACACCCGTTACGGTTCCAGCAAGTGACCCGTTTATATATAAAGCAAATTCATCTGATTTGTAAGCAAATGCTATCTTGTTAATCACGCCTGGATTTAATTGAGTTGACGCAGATGCTGAAATGGTTCCGTTTGTTATTACGTTGTTAGTCCTTACAATGATGTCAATACGATTGTTTGTGTTGTAATTTATGGCGATGCGATTGTTTAAACTGGCGTCACTAATCGCAAAAATTCTACCAGCAACTCCATTTGGCGGAACACAATCAACAAACAAAGTCCCCTCCGTCTGTCCAATAAGCGATGAAACGCCCGTCTTACTTGCCACGTCCGCAATCCTTGTCACCGCTGCCGTTGTTGTAGGTACCCACGTTGTAGCATAAGCGCCAAGCTCCATTTGTGGGGCAGCGATGCGGATGGTGAAGTCGTATGTTGATGAGATTGTTAGGGTCACTCCTAATCTTGGCTGTACTGCTGCGACTGTGGCTCCACCAGATAAAGTTCTGACAAATGAAAATCTATTCAAACTTGATGTTACAGAAATACCAGAACTATTTCCAGACGTTACAAAGGTGCCAGCTGATGTTCTTTCGGTAATGTTTAAGTAAATTGCTACGGGTGGGTTTGGCTGTGCAATAATTTTTAAATAAAAACTATTTGTCCAAGTTTGTGCAGTTGCTGCTGCAATTTGATTAATGGATTCCGTAGAAATAAGTAATTCTGTGCCACTTGCCACCCCATTGAATCGAAAATCAATGTATGGAAGTCCGTTCTCGGTGCCCGTTCCAACAATAGTTTGCGTTAACCCAGCTGCGGATGCGCCCCAATTCGTAGGTGCAGTCCCAGGACTACCCGCCACGGCACCTACCATAGAACTATTACGAATACCATTCGTTCTCTGTGGCTCTAATAGTAATCTTGGACAGGTGGACAGAGTTCCGTCTGCATTACTATAGTCTAAGCGGGGGACATTTAATCTGTCAGTAGTAGCAAAGTAAGGTAGGGCTTCGGTACCTTCAGCGAGTTGGGCTCCCCAAGCAAAAATACCGCTGGTGCCATTTCCCACATAAGACGCTCCCCCGTTGCTTGTTGCTGTATATACGGCAACACCCGCACCAATGACTATATTCTTGGAAATTACACACCTGTACCAACCATCGCCAACGCTTGTAACACTTGCCGTAACTCCACTTGAAACAGTTCCAAGTTCGCCAGTTGATAAATTAACGTAAGCCCCAGCGGATTCAGCATCAAACCAAACAAGAGCCCAAGTTCTCTCGGCTGCTTTAAGGTAAACGGAGAACGTATATGGTACGCCAACACGAGATGCGTTAGATTGTAGTATTGAGTGAAATCCAGTTGAAGCCGCTTCTATAATTTTGTCAGCAGTTAGTGTACCATTTGGCGCATTAACAACATTCGCAGATATTGTAGCGCTTCTTTTCGTCCAAGCCGCATTATCAAACTGCTCACTAAACGTCACCAAATTCCAAGGGCTACGTCTTACAACTCCAGTAGAGTCAGTAAACGTAGCATCAGAACTTCGTGTGAAGGCAAGGTTACCTAACTCACTTGTAGGCTTAAAAGCACGTACCCAATCCTCCTCATACTGAGAGGGAACCATAACCCAACTCGCATCGTCAAAGACACCCTGGGTTAGCAGTGCACTAATCTTCTGACTCAAGCACTGAGTACCCTCCTCGTAAAATCCTAAAGGAATACCTGACGCTGAGTACTGATTTACAATCTCAGATATGTATGATGCGCCAGCAAGGTGCAAGATAGCATTACCACTATGAATAGTTACGGACGAGAACAAACCATAAATCTCCGTGCCAGCCAGCAAGAACTGATTGGACAGACTATCTCCCACATAGGAAGTAACAGAGACTACAGAATCGGTAGTAACAGTAATAGCACGAAACACATCCTCATACAGAGAAGTGTACGGTCCAGTTACATCCTTAATACCATCAGCATTAAGACTCTGGCGGTAAAAGTTTACATCCGCCTGTATGTTTGTGTAGCCCATAACTAATTAGGCTATGTACGCTAATACAGTTCCAGACGTTACAGTTACGGAGGAGAAGAGACCATATACCCCTAAACCTGTAGGCAGGGTGGCAGCAGTTAAGTTGTCACCTGCAAGTGCAGTAGCACTTACTACAGAGTCTACCAGGGGTACGATAACACGGTACTCCTCATTGGCAACAGGTACGAAGGAAGAGGTGATCCGTCTGAATCCCTTCTGTCCAAATGATTGGCGGTAGAAATTAGTATCCGCCTGAATGTTCTCGTAAGCCATAGTTCAAAAAATCAAGGTTCAAAAATCAAGGGTCAACACTATGTTCTGCAAATATACATTATTCTCCAGTCAGTATCTTTAGGATGTCATCCTCCTGTTCTTCAGATAGTTCAGGTCTCTTGCCCTGTCTCTGAGAGATAAGTTTAGACTGCTGGACAGCCTGCTTGGAAATACGCTCATCCTTGCGGTCTTCCTTCATCTGCTCCATCTGTTCCATCTGCTGGGTCTTCTCCTGGTCCTGCTGCTGCTGAACACCTAACTTGAGTTGCTCCAACTGCATCTTTAGGCTGTACTCCATCTGCATCATCTGGGCCTTAATCTGTGCCTCCATCTGCATACGCTGCATCTCCAACTGCGACTTAACCTGCTCCAGTTGAGCCTCGCCCTGTGAAGTGGCTTGTGCCGTCTGAATGTTTGCCTGTGCCTGCATCTGAGAGTTCTGTGCAGCAATCTCCTGTCTCTGCTTGATGCGCTTCTTGCGTCTAACAATCAACAGCTTCTCTGCCTGGTCTACGTCACGGAGTTGTCTTACAGCAATAGCGTCCTCTAAGTCAATCTCACCAGTGCTCAGAGCCACCTGAATGTTCTGCTCCAAGTACGCCTTGTCCTGGTCGTTCATTTCCGTAACCACACGTACACCGAAGTTGTACATAGGAAGGTCTCTGAACGAACTAAGTACCTGCATATTCTCCTTGCCGATAGCGTTCTCGTACGAATTGTACAGCACAGAACCCACAGGGATGATTTGAAGGCATTTAACGATGTCTTCACACACTCTGCGGTATAGTACCATAGAAGCGTTAGTAATGTCGTAGAGGGCGTTATTTGCAGCCTGCATAGCCTGCTGACGTACGCCTACCAACTGCTCACCTTTTGGTGAAGATGCGTCCATAACCTCGTTGATACCCGTAGCGTCACGAATCATACGTAGGGCGTGGTTATAGATGCCAATTAGTTCGTTGATGTTTCTGATGCTGTTGTCCAGTGAACGTACAGGTGGGTTCTGGAAACTTCCGTCAGCATTCTTAGAGCGGTAGTAGAAGATACCCGTCTGCTCGTAGATGTCTTGGATGTCCAGAGGCTGCAACTCACCGCCACGTCCAATCTGCACGTTCTCCAACCCTTCGATGTCAACAAGCAATCCGTCAGGCTTAGCCTTAGCAATAGACTGCTGAATCTTAAGGTGGGTAATCTGCAACTGGTCCGCAAAGCCGATGACGCTTGACACCATAGACTTAGGAATCATTCTGCGGATGTTCGTAGCCACAACAGAGTAAGAGAAACGGGTTCTGCTTAGGTCGTGGATGTTCTTCGGGATGTTCTTCTTCAGACCGTAGTCGAAGATGTAGTCTGTACCTACAATGTATCTACCTCCGTACAGAGTTGCGTTGTTCATAAACACAGGCTCACGCTCGTACACACTCTGTGCAGGTGGTCTGTAGTTGTATCCCTTGTAGTAGAATCCTTCGTTACCGAAGCGTGACTTCTTCTTCTCAAAGATGATTGGGTCTACGCTCATAAACTCAAAGTCCATCACCTCGATGGTGTACTCATCGTATCCGTAGTTGTAGGAGGTCAGTGACGGATCAAAGTGCATATCCATCAGTCTGTCGGCATTGTTACCGAGTCTGTTGGCAACGGTCTCCGCCATCTTCTTGTACTGGTCCTCCGTGAACTGGTCTCCAGCAATACGCTTGAGCTCTTGGATAGACATACGTTGGATGTGGCCCATATACACGCAGTCCGTGAAGTTGGGATCATCTGTGAAGCTATGGATGAAAAATGCAGGATCTACATACTTCTCATTGATGCCGTAGTTCGGGTCGTTCTCTCTCTTTACAACAGCGATACCCAGAGCCACTAAATCCTCTACGTTACGTCTGTAGATGCGCTCGTTAAAGTCGTTCCAAGACAGAGTAAGTCTGGTGGCAATCTGTGCGGCAATCTCTGCCGAGGTCTTTACAGAAGACTCCAAGAAGATTTCTGCCTCCTCGGTAGTGTCTGGTATTGCGTTAGGGTCAAAGCCGACATCCAGGCCAGAGTCTTTAGCCTGCTGGAACATCTGCTTGTTCTCAATGCGGAACTTGATCTTAGCCTTTTCCTTATCCTTCTCAGTCTGAGAGATTGGGTCAATGGCGTCTACGTTCGGGAATGGCTCTGTGGACAGAATCTTGTTCACGACAACCTTTACGAACTTAGGAACGATAGGAACTGGAGTCCAGTCCAAAGACATCAGTGCCCCGTCTCCATTGTTCGGGTCCAGAGACGTAAGAATCTGTTTGTAGATATTTGTATCTTGCGTACCGTTAGCGTAGTCTCTGTTTATCTGAAACTGCTTCCAACGCCTATTGTACAGAGAACCAGTGGTCTCCGTGCCTCCCCATTGAGCGTATATGCCTTTCGCATACTTCAAGCCGTACTCCTTAGATACCTTCGTTGGGTGTGGTGCCAACGGGTCTGGGAAGCCTAAGCCTGAACTCAACATTGCATCATCTGCCATATAATGTTGTGTCTTAATGTATCCTACAAATGTAGGAATTATCTACTTAGGTCCTTTCCCTTGCGGAAGAACACCTTTGTAGAGAAGTCAGCCTTCTTAACGACCTTGAGAACCTTCTGTGCACCGAGCAGTGCAAGTCCCGCACTGATGGTCAAGTCATATTTGGTTCTGTCATCAATCTTAAAATTAATCCAGTCCTCTAACGTCCTGTTAAAGTACATATTGCCGTACGAACCAGTCTCGTTGTTCATACCTACGTGCTCGTGGATGTATGCCTCAATAGACTGTGCGTGTGCCTGGATAACGTCCTGCGAGTTTGACGGGATACCTTTAGACTTTACCGTGACGTGGTTGGTAGAACCTCCCAAGTGTTCTGGTCTTTCCATAACGTATCCATCGTAACCTCTTGACTCAAAGTATCTTACGATGCCGTACTTGTTGTTTTCAATTAGGAGTGGGAAGCCGTAGAACACAGAAGCCATCAGAACGTCCTCGTAGAAGATACGTGCCAGCGGTGGGCGAGAGGCGTACTCTGCCACAAACATATTGCTTGGGTACTTCATATTAAACTTGAGGTACATATGGCAGGCACCTTTAGAGGAACGTCCGTCCACGGTAGCGTCAAGGTCATAGGAGTCAACTCCGCCACAGCCGTACATATGGTTTGGTGCTAAACGCTTTCCGTTCTCTACACGTGACAAGTTTCTATCCTCTGGGTTTGGCATCCACGTGATCCGCCACCTTCCGTCAGCCTCTGGCTTGAATACAACCTTAGAGTCTGCAATGCCGCCCTCCCAGTAGAAGTTGCCCTGTACTACAGGATTCGGGAATAACTCATCGTTGTACTGAATCTGTTCGTATATCTTTCCGATGTTGAACAAACTTGCCTTGGTAGAGTCACGGAAGGCTTCATCCTCTGTGAACGGGAACTGACGGATAACCTCGTTCAGTTCGTAGCTGTCGTTCATCAGTGCCTTCCTCTCGTTCTTTAAAAAGGTACGTGCACCAATCTTGATGATGTCTCCGTCAATGCCGATGACAGGCTTCTCTGGGTCCTCAACAACTGGGTTGCCGTACCTATCAAAGAAACCTTCCAGAGCCTCGTATGCAGGTATGAATATTCTGTACAGGCCAGACTTAGTTCTGTCGTTGTCGTTGCGATCCAGTGGGTCAGAGTTGTAGTACAGGTCTCGGTACTGACGACCACCTTGGTCAAGAGGATTTACAGTTGAACCGACAAGAGCCTTCCCAATGATCTTACGACCAACGAGCAGGCAGGTTCTATGAATGCGCCAAGACTCACGAATGTCTGTAGGCTTAATCCATTTACCAGCCTCGTCAAGAAATAGAATGTGTGTCTTAGAGCCGTCATATGCGTTGTTTGTAGTGTTCTTCCAGTTGATGATGGTATCCAGTGCCTCGCCACGACTTGATGTCTTATTCGCCTTCGTGATACGTTTAGCGGGCTCTCTGAATGCAAGTTCCACACGTGGGTTCGTGGTACCGTCCTGGATAGGCTTAAAGAAGAATGGGTATGAGCGGAAGATGGGTATCACCTTAGACATAAAGACTGCCTCCTGTGCGTCTGTACCTGTCTTGCTCATAATACCCAACAGCTTATCCTTCACACGAGTTCCCTCGTCTGCGATGATGCCACTCGCCATATTCGTGTAACCAGAACGTCTACACTTTACGTACACCTGTCCCATACTGCGTGGATCTACCTTACAGGCTTCGTAGTGTAGGAACAGCCTACGCTGAAACTCAAGGTACATAGGGTAGCCGATGTCAATCTTGCTCCACTGCAAGAACATATAGTGGTGTCCAGTAATGTACGTAGGCACACCATTGTTCATAAACCACGCTCCGTTCTTCCTGCGTTCAAACTCAAGTTCGATGTAGGGTCGGAACTTGGACTGAAACTCACGTGGAGTCTCGTACCAGTCGTCCATAGACTTGATGGACATCAGTTCCTTCGGCAGTTCTATATGTTGCCAGAACTGGTCCTTCTTTGGCATTTTTGAGAACAGAATGTCCTCACTCTTAGGCTGTTGTGGTAACTGGATTAAAAGTCCAGATAGTTCAATTATCTCCCCCTCGGTATTGTTGGGGCATATCTTGATTACGGTGTCCGTCTGCTGGGCACCATCAACCATCCTTGTGACTACATCCAGGCCAGCCATTACTTAGCCATCTTTTCAGCGAAGCCTCCACGGAAGTCACGCTGCTCAAGCTGTTCCTCGTTCTCGGACAAAGAGCGGATCAACTCCTCAAGTTTTTGACGCTCCTGGATAAGTTCACGTGCGTCTATGACCGACTGCTTGATTGCAGAAAGTTCAGCCTTACGTGCAGAGCCAGTTAGTTCCTGGTCCACGGGTTTGCGAATCTCTTCAATCAGGCCGTCAATGGCCTCCTCCATAGATGTCAACAGCCTCTTTGCCGCATCAACGGTCGTAAACTTCGAGGTAGTTTTCATCTGCAATAAAGATTAAATGTTCAAACATCATTCTCCAGACCTTCTTGCCGTCTACATCCATCTCGTAGTCAGCATTCTTTTCAAAGAATACGATGTCACCCTTTTTAACGCCACGCTCGTTTAGGTACTCAGAGTCACACCAAATGCGACCAAATCTGTTCAGCACCTTCTCGGTCTCTATGAGCTCGATTACAGCGCTCTTTAGTTTAGGCTGTTCGACCTCCTCTACAAAGATCCAGTCGGTCATCATATGAATCTCTCCAGTCTCCTTGCTCTTGTAGGCGTAGCACTGCGTGTTAAATCCGCCTCCTTCGCTGTATCCAACCTTGTACAGATGCTCCTTGTAGTCTAAACACTGAGCACCTCCGTGGTCCATTACGTGGTGGTGGATAAAAAGCATATCGCCAACCTTAGCACCAGTATTGTACTTGAGTGGTGTTGCTACAATTTCTGCGTAGTTGATTCTGTGCTCAAACTCGTTAAACTTAGAGTCTAAGAAGATTTCTTGTCCACCCACATTTACCGTGTCTTTTACACGCTTGGGCAGATACACGACAAAGTCGTATAGTGGTTTCATATAAAGTAAATTAGTGTTACAACTTAGAAGTTGCAGTCGTTCTCCACGATTACAGGCATACCTTCAACACGCTTCCAAAGCATATTAGCCCCATCTTCTGTCTCGATGTAGATGAGGTAGTTCTTCTGTGAGGTGTTGTGGTAGTGCCGCTCGTCAAGAACAATTGCAGACACGTGGCCCATACCAGCCTTCTGACCTACGTAGTAGGCCATAGCCTTCATAGGATCTGGACCGATTACAATTTTTCTAATGATTTCCATATCTATTCCTTTTCATCGTCCCCGTTAATCATACCGAGGAAGTCAGGGTACTCAACTGCATTCTTTCCGTAGCTATGTCTTAGCATAGCCAAGGTAAAGTCCAGTTCGTCTTCGTCTTCAACGTAGAAGTTGCAGCCCTGTGCTACAGTCTCATCTGCATCGTCAAACACGTATACACCACCGACAACAAGGGTATCTTCCTTAAGGCCGAGTTCTTTAATCTTTTCTTCCAGGTCATTTGCCTGTTCACCGTAGAACATCAGTAGTTCTGCTATCTTCTCTTTCATTTAATTAAAGTATTTATACAAAGATAGCGTTCTTAGGAGTACGAGTAGAGGAACTTAGCCTCAGCACGAACGTGGATGCGCTCACCGATAGAGTTGTTAATCTCGATGGTGATGACTCCTGATCCGTTAATCGCAATTCTAAGCAGTGGGTTGGCATCAATGCCAGAACCGAAGTAGGTAAGGATGGTATCCGTATACGTTGCAGATGTAGCAAGGATAGTATTCCAGCATCCTGATAGGCGACCTACACGAACCTTAGACTCTGAGTCGTTAAACATAACGTAGTCTACGATGACAGCCTTGTACTTGCCGAGGCCGTTCACCGTTGCCATTGTTCTCCATCCGAGACCTGTGTTCACATCGTCAGAGAATACCACTCTCTGTGCTTCAGCATTACCGAGGAAGTCTACAGAACCAG